ATCTCTTGTAATTGATTAGGGACACTGTCCGTTTGAACTTTTAAGGATTGTTCTGAACCTTTCTGAATTGCGCTACTACTATACTGTCCAAATGACATAGTGGTAGTCAACAATAACACTAACATTAGCGATAGTGTTTGACTTGTTTTTCTCATTTGTTTTTTGCTTAAGAAAAGTTTATTATTACTTTAATATAAACAAAAAAGATGAAAAAGACAACTTATTTGCCCACTAAAAATATCCCCAATCCATTCCAAAAATCTTCCGGATCTTCACCAGAAGTGAACAGTTGTCTAGAATGTAAAATGAATAAATTATTTTCCTCAATAAACTTTTCAAACGCACCACTATCCCAGTTCCAATCATCCATTATTATGATTGTTTCTTTTGATATGATTGGTAGAATGTTTTTTAAAGCAATGTATTGATCATGAAATTTAGTTTCACCATCATAAAAAATAATATCAGGATTTGGTAGTGTTTTAAAATCAAACAATTGATAGTCAGTTTTATAAACAGATATTTTATCAACGTCTCCAAATTTTTTTACGTTAGATAAGAATTCTTCTTGTGGTAACACATCGATATTATGTTTATAATAGTTCCCCATTTTTTGGCTAACCCCGCGTGGTGTTAGATTAGGTGACATAAAATTATCAATCGCTATTGAATAGATATCATTACCATAGATCGCAGAACAAAATGTTGCACCACGAAAAACACCTATCTCTAGATAGGTTGCGCCATCGATGTCGCAAATGTTATTTAGAAAAGATCTAACTTTATTACTAGTGATTCCATGAATATCTAAAATATCTTGTGTTAATTTAGACACTTCTAGTTTACCCCATTCAATTGAATCGTCAATATGTTTAATTAAGTCCATATGTTTTTTTCTTATGATCGGCAACAATATCACAGTAATTACAGTCCCAGCATTGAAACTTACATTTCTTTATTTTATTTCTCCAACCTTTTAATTCTTCATGAGGAATACCATCCAAATACAATTCAGATGATTTGGCTAACACTTCATTACTAGCAACATATGAGTCAACAATTTCCATAGTTTCATCTAATCGATTAAAACTATCTCTGCCATGCATCTTGAATACATCGATGTATTGTAGAAACTCATCAAACTCTTCTTTAAATGGTGGTATGGTTGCAGCTTTAAAAAAGAACGCATTAATTTCTTTTTCCCATTTATATTCACATGTAACTTTGGATATCTCATGATGAAAATATGGTAACTCATTATTTGTTCTTAGATTATTGTATGAATAATGTTCATCCATAACTGGGCATCTACCTAAGCAACCTTCATTAACAAGTAAAGATAGTTTCACATACCTACCCTTCTCTTCATAGTATTTTAATTGTGCACGCTTAATATTTTTAAGTTCTTCAACATCACGCATTAAAATTCTATCGAGATTTATGTAATCAAATCCTTGATCGGCGTTGTACCAAAAGTCTTGTCCAGTGGCAACCTTTCTTAGAATTGTGTTTTTAATTTCCATCTCAGGAAAATGTTTCTTTAATCCCATCGCAACCCAATGACCATGTGGTATCGTCATGCATCTCAAACCTTTCTCATATAAAGGTTTTAAATTGTCAACAAATAACTTATAGTTATCAAACTTAGGAGAAACATTTACGTTATTAAATGTTGCACTTACAGTTATGCCTAAAGCCTTTTGAACAATCATTGCATTATCGAATACCGCATCTCTGAACTCATCAGAGAATGTTGACCCCATCGCATCTTGTGTAAAAGGCGGTATTCTACATGTGAAGTACACATCATATATCCATTCTTTATTTCTTTCTAAGAATGGATAAAATTTATTTATAAATGCTTCTTCGGAAAGCATTGGATTAAATGGTATTGAAAATATTTTTTTCATCATTTGCTACCTTCTAAGCAACCACCACATATTCCATTACACTCTGTCTTATAGAAAACACAATCTAGGCAACCTTGTGGTATTGTATAATTTTTATGATTTATACTGTACAATTCATCGAATTTGTCCCTTAGGTCTAATATACCATTTTTCCCTGAGATTTCCAAAACATTATCAATCTTTACTTTGTCTTGTAGTGGGTAGCAATGAATTGAACTTCCGTCAGGGAAAATGTCTAGTGGCATAAAACCACATATAGTTTCATATTCTGGTATTTTAAATGTGGCAAAGTTTAAAGAATTCTCTAGCACAGCTTTCTTTGTTTTACCCTCCCATAAACATGGTGGGACCTGGCAATCTGAGGTGATCCTAATACCATTATATAAGCCGAATTTAAGGATCTTACTAATTTCGGAACCCATTTCCTTATTATTAATTAGATACGTACCAGTAAGATCTAAACCAACTCTAATCGCATTTACGTTACCATCTAATTCATGATACAACCATTTGACATATTCATAAAAATTTTTGTCTTTCCAATCCTTTGACATGGTTATTGCCAAATAAAGTCTTGGGTTGGTATCAAACCCCCATGTGTTGGCGTAAGCCTTATAAATTTCCAGGTAGTTCTTTTTGAAAATAACCATCCTATTCTTTTCATTCAATTCCGCAGCATTGGGGAAACACCATCTAATGTTTTTTATATTATTGATAATATATTCCCTAGTTGTTTTACCAAATAAAAAATTACTGACAAGATTTACCTTTATGTTTTTACTAAAGATATAATCTAAAATGTCGGTAAAGTTTGGATGTTGTGTGGGTTCACCACCAAGTATTGTTATTTCTTCTTGGGGTTTATATAAACCGTAATGGTTGATAATCTTATCAACCATTTCTATTGTCATGTTACCTAATGTGTGTTTTAATCTTGCGTCTTCTTTTGTAAAACAGAATGAACATCCTTTGGCACACGTTCCGTTAATTGCTAGATTCATTAAAAATCCATTTTCAATGTGAGTGGTGTTGTTTCTACGTTTTCGTCTTCTTTTTGTTGCTTACTCATTGCCACACCAAATTTCTCGTGTTTTAGTCTGTGGCAATCAGCAATTGTTTGGCAAGCTTTAATTCTTTCTTCTAACAATTGTTGTTCTAATAATAAGTTTGCTAGTTTTGTATTGTATATTGTTACATTATTAATAATTTTCTGAACAAATGTTGCCTTATCAATATTTCTTCCTGCAGACAAAATATCGATAATTGGAGTTTGGTAATCATTATCTGCCATCCAACCAAATGCTTCTCTCTTTTGTTCTTCCCAAGTATCTTTTTCTAAGATAGATGCGTCAACCATTAACTCTTTATATCTTTCAGAAAATCTGTCAGCAACAACTTTTTTCATAACGGCTTTGTTAAACGCAACTCCGGCCGCTTTATCTTCATCAGTTAAAAAGTGTTTTACTTTTTGTTCGTCAGTTTCTCCAGATTCAGCTAGCTGAGGAATCTCATCCATAATGTGTGAGTTTGTTCTCACACTAATATAATCTTTATAGATGTCAGCAAAAACAAATCCCTTGGCAACTTCTGCAGGAATGACGCTCGCTCCTAAACGATTGAGTTCCACCCTCATGTCATTATATTCATCCGCAATTCTACCATAGTTGTAGTTTAAATACATACCTATGATTTGAACGTACCCAGGGACATTACCTTGTAATTTAAAAATAATATGTGTCATTATAATAATTTTTCAGTTTCTATTTTATTTGATTCATCTAATTTTAATTGATTCTTTAATGATTCTTCAATTGTAAAATGATTTGTTGTTGCTTGTGTCATCAATTGATTAATATTTCTATCAATCGATATTGTATATGCTGATGCTAAAGATAGAACTTGTTTTTGTTGTTCTGGTTCCATCATTAAAATTGAATCTAGATTACCCGTTCCGATTCTACCATAAGAAATCATATCAAGCATTGCTTGTTTAGCCATACGTACAGTCCAATATTCATGTTCATACTTCTCTTCCAATTCAGGATTCCCAAATACATCAATCAATTTTGTTCCATCTGGTAAAATAGCATCTTCTGATTCTAAAAATTCTTTAATCAAATCGATGAAACCTTGTCTTTCTCTGTACGCGTCTTTAAGATTTCTTTTAAACTTTCTTAAGTCGATGTGTTTATCGGCAACAGTTAAGTTGATCATCTCTTTTCTTTTAGGATCAGTAATAAATTCCTTACTTTCTTCATCCATCTGAATTTCAAGTTCTGCCTTTCTTACTGTATATTCAAGATGCTGTACCGCATCTTCTCTACCTCTTAACTCTAGCAACCACTGTTTTAATTTTGCGTATGGAGTTATCTGAGCCCCACCAACAAAATTATATGCTTTGTACTTTGGTAGAGCAAATGACATGTTTTCTGAAATTTCCATCAATTTGTTATCGAATGGATTATTTAAATTCTCTGATCTTTCATATTTGTAACCTTCCATAAATAAAATTCTTTTTGTTCTAATATAAGTAAAATATTTTAAATTATCAACTATTGTCTCCAACCACAATGTCCTGAAGATGTACCAGCATTTACCGCCGGATTTAAACCGGTTACACTACTAGAACCACTATCAGTTGCATAATAAAATTTCCAGCTTACATTATTTTGACCACTACCATCATAACAACCTAACATGTATTGCCAATCTTGACCCATTGTAAAATTCTCTTCACCACAGTTTACGTGTGGTTTTGCTACGTTACCAATGTTTGTGTCGTTTGAATTACTCCATCTTCTTAAGTTGTAACCGCCGTTATATGATCCCTCGTTCCCACAATAACCTTTCCCATATTTTGAAGGGATACCTTTTTGTTGAGCGTGTGCACTCCAATGTGTGGAAGAACTTGGTGTTTCATTTGAAAAATTAAACTTAATCCCGGCGCTACTTGTCCAAGCATAACCAAAACTTTCATCATAAAACGCACCACCACCGTCGTTTCCGCTTATAGATGTTACAGCAAATCCACTAACATAACTTTCATTAGATAGATTAAATTTTTCTATAGTTGTTGAACCACCAGAAATTAGATAAGCTAACTCAGTTTCTTTTTGCATAGTTGCAACATCACTTCTAGCAATACCTGTATTAAATTTTGTTTGATGTGTATATTTTGTGTCTGTAAGCATATTAATAGCGGATGTTCTGGTACCATGAATATTATCTGGCCCCTTCCACGCATTATCATCATTAACAGACCATACAAAGAAAATAGACTTACTACAAGCACCAGATGTATACGATGCTGGAAAATCCAATAATTCTCCAATATGTGTTGTTTGATCGGTTAAGTTGGTAACTTTGTGAACGTTTTTCCATGGAGACGAATCTTTATAGCCTCCAGCTAAATAAGAATAATTTATAATCTGTCTGTATCTAAATGCTGTGGGTTGTGGTTCTTGCGCTGCAATCCTTTCCCAACCGTCATCAATATTTGATATTCCTGTATACAACATCAAATAGCTACTTCCACTGGTGGAAGTTTCTAGGTACAATGATCCCGATCTAGGATTACTAGGTCTGTTAGCTCTAGTACCTCTAGGAGGTCTATTAACTACTCTATCGGATCTTAAACTACCACTAACTTCTAAATTCTCGTATATCATTTTATATAATTATTTTATGATCTCCAACCACAATGTCCTGAAGATGTACCGGCATTAACCCCTGGAGCTAATCCACTTACACTTGTTGTTCCAGTGTCTGTTGCGTAAAAGAATTTCCAACTTGTATTATTCTGTGCTCCGTCATAGTTACCTAACATATACTGGTGGTCCTGACCCATTGTAAAGTTTTCCTCGCCACAGTTAGGGTGTGGTTTAGCGACGTTACCAATGTTTGTATCATTTGCATTACTCCATCTTCTTAAATTATACCCACCAGAATAACTACCTTCATTCCCAGCATAACCTTTACCTACCTTAGAACTAATTCCTTTTTGTTGCGAGTGAGCACCCCACATGCCTGTAGATGTAAATGTTTCAGAAGCAAAACTAAATTTAATTCCTGCTGCTGATGTCCAACCATAACCAAAGTTTTCATCTGAAAATGCTGAACCACCATCGCCACCATCAATAGTTGTTAAATTGAATCCGGTCATTATTGTTTCATTACTTAAATCAAATTTTTCTACTGTTGAGCTACCACCTGTAAACATATAAGCAAATTCTGTTTCTTTATGCATTGTGCCTAAGTCACTTCGGTTTGAACTAATATTAAATTTAGTCTGGTGTGCATACTTAGTATCATTTGCCATATTAATTGCTGAAGTTCTTGTGCTATGTACATCTGATGGGCCTTTAAATGTATTATCAGTATTAACAGACCATACAAAGAAAATATATCTACTACATGCACCTGATGTATACGAAGCGGGGAAATCTAGTAATTCACCAATATGTGAGGTTTGATCTGTTGAATTAATTGTTTTGTGCACATTTTTCCATGGTGATGAATTTTTATATCCACCGGCAAGATATGATACGGCAATAATTTGTCTAAATTTAAATCCAACATTTGAATTAACTTGTGATGAAACTCTAACCCAACCACTATCACCATTATCTAATCCAGTATATAGCATCAAAAAACTACCACTGGCAGCCTCTTCAAGATATAGTGAACCAGTAACAGGGCTTGCCGGTCTATTTGCCCTAGAACCCCTAGGTGGTTTAGATACACCTTGAACTCTTAAACTACCACTAATTTCTATGTTATCGTGACGCATATTTTATAAATATATTTTTTAATTTCTCCAACCACAATGCCCAGAAGATGTTCCACCGTTAACACCTGGCGCTAAACCAGATGGGTTAACAGTTCCGGTATCAGTAGCATAGATAAATTTCCAACTTGTGTTATTTTGCAAACCGTCATAGTTTCCCAACATATACTGGTGGTCTTGACCCATAGTAAAATTTTCTTCTCCACAGTTTCCGTGTGGTTTTGCGACATTACCAATATTGGTTTCATTAAACACATTCCATCTTCTCAAGTTGTATCCACCATTATAATTCCCCTCATTACCCGCATATCCTTTCCCCCATTTGGAACTAATACCTTTTTGCTGACCGCTAGCCCCCCATTGTTGGTTATTTGTGAATGTATCTGTGGCAAAAAATAGTTTATTACCACTTTCAGATCCATAACCATATCCATAATTTTCATCAGAAAATCCAGAACAACCTAGTGAACTGGTGATAGACGTTTTTAATGTTAAGTATGGCTGCATATTAGGATAATATACACTATACATTGTCTCATTGGTTAAATTAAACTTTTCAACAGTTGCAACACCACCACCAAACACCCATGCAAATTCAGTTTCTTGGAATAAAGTACCTAAATCATCTCTTGCATTTGCTAAATCCCATTTAGATTGATGAGCATATGCTGTTTCATTAACCATGTGAACACCAGTGGTCCAGGTTGAGTGTATTTGTGTTGCTGATTTCCATAATCCATCTGTATTAGTTGACCAAACAAATAATATCGATTTGCTACAAGCCCCAGAAGTATATGATGCGGGATAGTCCATTAATTCACCTAAGTGAACCGTCTGGTCTGTTGCATTTGTTGTTCTATGTACGTTTTTCCATGGTGACGAATCCTTATAACCGCCAGCCAAATATGAAAAATTAATTATTTGTCTGTATAAAAATCCAATTCTATCAGTATTTTGTGAACCGACCGGCTCCCAACCATCATCTCTATTTGATGCTGCTGTGTATGTTACAACAAAACTTCCGCTACTTGATTCTTCTAAATAAAGTGAACCTATTTCTGGGCTTGATGGTCTATTAGCTCTAGGTCCTCTAGGTATGATATATTGTCCACTAACATCTAAAGATCCACTTACAATTACGTTTTCTCTTAACATACTAAAATATACCGATTTTATCCGATAATTACAACCCTACCGGTTCTGTTAGTTGTAAATGTTATCGTAACCACATTTACACTTGTTGTTACGATTGTAGATGGCCAAAACATTTCATCATTATTATCATAAACCATTACCATAACATCTTTTGTGTTAAAATTATGTGTAACAGTTACGCTACTCACAGAACTAAAAGATGCCGTT